TCCACCAATACGCCGCAGACCCATCTCTGTACTTGATACGATCAGCCGCATCAGCACCCTCGTAATAGGGGAACAGAACAGAGTCATCCGCTACGCTGTCGGAGTTATTGCCGAAAATCTCTCTCTGACTCGCAAGATAGAACTTGTCGGTCACGGTGTACTTTGCACCCTTAGCCACCGTAGAGTCAGGGGCTTCATAGGTATTGTTTGCGGAACAGGGTACGATGACCTCACCGACAACAGAGAGGAAATCGTCATCCAAGCCGCCGACAAAACCTGCGAGAGAGGTCATCCAAGTAGGAGGACGGTCAAACTTGGTCTGAGGTTTCCATACGCTACCTGCGGCAGACGGACTGTTAAGGAACTGTCTGATTGCAGACTCCTTGTAGTTATTGCTACCGTAGGAAACACGGTGAGAATGATTGAGTTCAGTACCGAAAGTACCAAGACTCGTACCGCCATTGCCGGAGGTGATCGCCACGCTCTCGGTAGCCGTAGTGGTGGTTTGGTTTGCATACGCTCTTACCTGTCTTGAGGTCATAGCCGCATCAGCGTAGCCACTGATAGCCAACTGACCACCCTTAGGCAGTGCCTGAGTCAGCGTGAACTGATAAGTACCTGCCGCCCAAGAGGAGTAAGCGGTAGCGAGAGTGAAATTGTAAGTACCTGCCGGGAGTTCCGCTTCTGCGTAATAGAACGCTTCCATACCGTCGAACTGAATGGCGGCAATCTGATCGTGACACAGGAGTGTCATCGTGTGAGCGTTTTCATCGTGAACGCTCTTGAGGTAATCGTGAGCCACAACATCGTACAGATGCTCTCCGTACACGCTGTGCTTCACGAGCAACTGAGTACCGACCGGGAGAATGTCAGGAGCGATACCTGCTCTGACAGCCTTTTGAATACCTGCCCAAGTGGTGATGTCCACCTGAGAGCCGACCGCCTTAGCGATCTTAGCGAGGTTTTCATTCATAAGGTCGAACTGCTGAGAATTGGGGAAAAAGATTTTGTCACCCATCGTGTTATTCCTCCTCGATATACATAATTCCGTTTTCTATACCAAGACGAAATGCCGATCCTGTGGCATCGTCTACGATAGACTTGCTTGAACTCGCAAAGTACAAGACATTATCCTTTTTGCGGCACTCCACGATCGTGTTTGCCTTAAAGAAGTTAGTGCCAAGTGCCTGTCCGTCCGTAGTCTGTGCTGTGACAGCCGTTCCGTTAAAGGTAAATGTGTCACCTCTGTTGAAAGCCGCCGTAGCAAAGAACTTGATATTTTCACTTGCGGTGTTCTCCGTAGTGAGTTTGTGGACTGTGCCGCTCTTTGCGTAATTGCACTCAAGCACACACGCACAGTTCACATCGTTAGCACCGAAACCTGTGCCAACCTGCTGATAATTCGTTACATCAGTGATCTTAGAGGTACTGCCATCGGTAACGATCTGATACACTCTGCCGCCTGACGGTGGAATTTCATCCACGAAATGTTTAACTGCCAATTTTCACACCTCCTAAAGTGAGTGTCAACCTGCGAATACCTGATTTCTGACCTGTGAAAGCCTGATAAAGATACAGGTGATTGCCCTCGATGATGTTCAGTTCTGCCGCACTCCATCCGACACCGTTGCTCGAATAGGTTTTCATCGAGCGAGTGCCGTTAGGAGCGTAACAGTTATCCAAAATAGCCTTTGTTGCGTTGACCACATTGTTAAAGAACGACACCGTAGGATAACCTGTCATATCCACAGACTCCATAGCCGGAGCGTTGTACTCGGAGTACATCTCCTTGCTCAGTTCTATCAGATACTCGATATTGCCCTTAATACGGTTGTAATCAGGATTGATGTTGAAATAGTCACCGTCAACCCAATTCGTTTTAGGTGTTATCCAAGCCATTATGTCATCCTCCTTACGCTTATTGCTCCCTGTTGTCCGGGGAGTTTGTACTGTAGTTTTGTGATACGAGCAGGAATGTTCTCCTCGAAATCAGTCTGAATGTAGATGATGTCGTTGATGTCGAGTCTGAAATCCTGTCTGAAATTCGTTTCGTAGGAACTGCGACACTTGAGGTAGTTCGCAACCCACTCACCGAGTTCCTTTGCCCAAACCACATCGGTGACGAGGGGATTGTCCAACGGACACGGCTCTCCCAACTTATTTACCGAGGTGGTAATGATGGACTGTTTATCCACGAGGGTCTTACCTGTAACCACAATATCCACCGTACTCTCTGCCCGGATGAGCAGAAACGCTGTTCCGGCATAATACACCGCCGAGAGGATCTCACCATTGGTGACGGATGCCGACATTTCGGTAGCCAAATCGTAATTGACCTGAATTTCCTTTTCACCATTGATCTCGACATCGGTGGATTTGTAAATCTCCGTTGCCTGAGCCGCAATGTGATAGGAGTGGACAGTGACATCGACCTGTTTCAGTTCCTCAGATTTATTCACCTGAGGTGACTGTAGGGCTGTCGCAAAATCGAGATAGAAGTCTGTGACCTTACCCTCGTTGATCGACTCAACTCTCACCCTGTGATACGGTCTAAGGGTAGACAGGATCTCAATGGTGATGTGAGTATAGTCAATGACCTCCTCGTTCAGCGTGTACACAACCTCGGTGTTACCCCTAACCTCGACCCTTTTGACGATCTCGCCGCCATTGGTAAAGATCAGGTTGAAATCCGATGCACAGGTGTCATTCACGCTGTCAAAGCCGATCGAAAACTGATAAGAGGAAACAGGCAGTGAGTACGCAACAAAGATTTTCGGAGGGCTTGTGAATTTACCCTTGCCATCCGACTGCTCCTCGCTGATAAAGCCTGTGCGTTTGTACTCATCGCTGTTCTCGGTAGGTACGAACAGGTTATCCGTACCCACTCGCCATTTGTTAGGCTCGAAAGTGATGTAATCGACCTTAGAGCCACCGTTGTAGATACCCTGTAAGGATGCCCACTTGTAATGACCGTTGTCTGAGAGCGATACATCGGCTGTCAACTGTAATCTCATTACGATCTCACCGTCAACACCTGTGTACAGAACACAGCGACCTGCGTTTGCGATCAACTGCAAACACTCACGATGAGTGGCAATCGGCAAGGGAGCATAGGTGATAATGTTCTGCAAGTAGGTAGGGATGCTGTACGAGGTGACTCCGGCATCGTGAAGCACATCGATCGCCAAATCATACAAGGAGATACCCTCAGTTCTCCACAGACCCTTGTAATAGGTGTTCGTGAGGAACGACAGAGCATCCGTAGCCTGAAATGTGGCAGTCTTACCATCGACTTTCGGAGCATCTGAGATGTAAAGGTAAGCCGCATCGACCCACTCCGTATGACCATCAACGGTAGTACCGTATCTCACACGCAACGGCTGACCGTTTGCGAAATACTCCCACATACCGTGAGGGTTATCAGGATTGTAGTCCTTGTCGTAGTTCGTCACTTTCATAGTGAGTTTCTCATACGGCAGACTCGATGAGATAGGATCAACGCTCGCCGTGTGATCGGTCGAGAGAATATCTCCTGTATTAAAGATTTTCTCAAGACCGAACAGCATCTTTGCGATACGCAATCTCCTGTGCGGCTCAGACATACTCAGGAACTCGAACTTAACGCTATCGCAGTTCGGAATATGATTATCCTCGTCCACGAACTCCAACCCATCAGGCTCAGAGATGAACTGACCTTGCTGTACCCCATCGAGGTAGTAGGTCACTCTGATCTGCTTAGGATAGGCTTTCGCAAACTCGTAGGTCATACCCACGAAATCTTTGATAGAAACAAAGCCGAACTCAAGCGTAGGTATCTGAGCGAAATTACCGTTTTCATCGGTCATTACGGAACTGACATAGCCGTTTCTACGGAAATCCGACTCCGGCAGGATGAGAGCGTTTCCACCAACTTTCATAAAATCCTTTTCAAAAGTGATGTAATCGCACTCGTGTACCTTATCGAAAATGCTCGTGGAGAACGGTGCTTTGAGTGAGGTGATAACCGTAGCATCACCCTCGACACTACGGTCAATCATCTCAAGCCTTGCCTGAAATTGAGAAGTAGGGCGAATGGTCTGACTCATTACTTCCTTATATTTATTAGAAACAACTTTCACGACCGCTCACCTCACTCTCCGACATCTACCACATTCGCCTTGCACTGTACCCAATACTTAGGTTTGTTTGTGATAGGATCTACCAAGAACGGTCTTGCAGATCGGTCACCGACATAGAACTTTCGAGTTGTCCAATCGTTAGTCCTCATATCGATATAGCGACAGGTAAAGTAGAAGTTATCGAACTGAGCGAGCATCGCACTCCAAACCTCAGGGGTCAGCACATTCCAAGTGAGTTCGATTTTAGATTGGTCACGACCTATCTTTTCACCTCTCATTACTCCATCGGCTGTTCTCGCACTGTTGACGAGGGTAGCGATGGTCTGCAAGCCACTGTCCTTGTCAGGGTATGGGAAAGCCATTTCGTTTATATAGATAAATCCATTAGCCAAAACTGAACACCCCCATTCCCAAGTTATAGCCACGATTACGAGCCACCTTTTGCTGATTTTCATAGATTTTCTCGCCATCGAGGTTGATGATGATTTGGGTATCGCCACCCTCATCGCCACCGCTTCCGAGAGCCGCCACAACTGCCTGATAAACACCTGTGGAAACAGACTCTACAATCTGATCGTTATTCATAACGGCAGTTCTGCCGCCGATGTTACCGACCAACTCAGCACCGCTCTCACGAGCCACGAATAATTCACCGACATTGGGGAAACCACCCTTAGCGTAATAAGATACACTGAACGAGGGGTATTTAATACCCAACACACCTGTGTCAATCCACGACACGCTGATATGCGGCAGTTTGATCTTGAGCGTTCCTGCGATGTCACTGATCCAATTAGGCAAAGAAGTCCAACCCTTTTTCAGAGTGGTACTTACGGTTGTCGTAATGCTCGTCAAGAATGACGGTAAAGAACTCCAACCCTTTGTCAATGTGGTACTCGCAGTGGTGCTAAGACTCGTCAAGAACGAGGGCAGAGCGTTCCAACCCTTTTTCAGAGTGGTACTTACATTTGTAACGATGTCAGTCAACCACGAGGGCAGAGCGTTCCATCCTTTTTCGAGCAACACTTTCACACCGAAAGTAACTTCCTTGAGGATAGCACCGATCACACCGCCACCTGTACCGCTCGCCTTTTCAAAATCGTCCATAGCGACATTGTACTCATCGAGCAGGTCTGTGACATCCTTAATGACAGGGATGACATCTTCCAAGTTTTGTTTGAGAGAGGTCATATCGTCATATTGGTCATCGATTTCATTTGCCAACCTCTTGATGGGGTCAACCGTAAAGAAATCGAGGAACGCATCGATCGTAGCGGCGATACCTGCTATAGCACTACTACCTGTGTAAAGTACCATATCTCCGGCAAACGCTATCATAAACTCCACGAAATCGTCCATTTCATCTCTCACACTCGGTAAAACATCGTTCACCCCGGTAAGAGCAGGAGCGAGAGTGTCCTCAATATCGGATGCAACATCTGACAAGGCATCGCAGAAATCACCAAAGGCATCTGCCAACTGTAATAGCATACCTGTACCTGCCGCAATAGCGAGAGGTAACAGACCTACAGAAGCAACCGCCGCAACACCAAGTGCCGCACTCACGACACCGATGGCGATAAGCAATGCCGTACCTGTAGCAATAGCAGTTTCGATATTCTTACCGTGATCGAGAACAGGTTGCCAAGCATCATTTACCTTTACAAGCAAATCACCAACAACAATGATCTCCGCAAGGAATAGGGCGGCGGCTACACCCAACTCTAACAGCATCGCCGTACCCAAGCCGATAGCGAGAGGTAATGCACCTGCCGTAGCAGTAGCGGCTACACCCAATAATGCGGCAACAACACCGATACCAATCAATAGACCTGTACCAATACCGATTGCCGTTGCAATAGGCTCACCGTTGTCGAGAACAGGTTGCCAAGCCTCGTAAATCTGATTGAGAAGCAGACCCACTGCCAAAATTTCGGCAAGGAACAGTGCCGCAGAAGCACCTACCAAAGCCAACATAGCAATACCCAAGCCGAGGTTTGCTACAAGTGTCGAGCCAATAGAGCCAAGAGCGGCAGTAACAACACCGACCGTTACTAACAACCCTGTACCGACACCAACTGCGATCGCTACCGTATCAGCGTGTTCGATGACAGGTTGCCAAGCGATACCCACCTGCTCCAACTCGACACCGAGCAACCAAATAGCACCTACGAAAAGTGCGGCGGCGGCAGTAACTTCTGCGATAATCGCAATACCCAAGCCGAGGTTTTTCACCAAGCCTGTCAGTTTAGTGGAAAGAGTAGATGTGGTCGTGCTGACACTTTCGGTAACGGTCGCTACCTCAGTAGCGGTCTTAGCCGCTTTTCCGATTTCAGAGATGCCCTTAATATTCTTGAACGCAATAATCGCAGTAGCGATACCACCGATGATCTCAATGGCACTGATAGCGAGAGCCGCCTTATCAACACCGCTCCAATCACCCTCTTTAATCGCTTCCCAATTTTCTGCAAGTTCGTGAATAATATCGGTAAATCCCTGAATAGTCATAGCGATACCTGTGATCTGCAACTTCCCTGTGAATAAGCCGATTGCTATACCCAAATTCGTCATACCGCGAATAGCATCCGTGATATTCTCGAAATCGATACCCTCTTTCGACATATCCGAAACGGCACTGATGATCTCACCGATGCCTTGAACGGCTTTCAAAGCACCGCCCAACTTGACATTGCCGAGCATTATCATCGCATCTCCAACGAGTCCTGCGAACTCGCTAAGCATACCTGCGACATTGCTGAACGATGCTCCGTTTTCTGTGAAATCGTCAATGTAATCTTTAAGTTTTTGCAAATCAGCCATAAAGGTAGTAGCACCAATGATACCAAAGGAAATATTGAGTTTCTTTCCCTTGAGTTTTGACAGAGCAGTAATAGCCTTTTGGGTAGCCTTAGCCACTTTCCAAGCCGCAAAAGCCCCACCGATCGCACCAACGGTGATAAGAATTTCACCGAGTTTCGTGTCAAACAACTCAGCCCACGAGTCAATATCCTCTGTGATACCGAGCCATTCCTTGAGGTCTTGTACGATCTGATTGACCCTACTTTCGGTGGCATCAGCCAAGAAATCATAGGTCGGTAACTCGAAGTCAAACGAGCCACCTCCGAGGGCTTCATCCGCTCCGCTACCTGCTGTTGGGTCAACCACATTCAGTTCATCGATGCCCAATGTGTACTTTTGCAACTTTTTAGCGGACTCTGCCGCATCATCAAGAGCATTGGAAGCATCATTAGCACCGCTTGAGACACCATCAAGACTCGAATAATCGACCTCGGGCATCTCGAAACCGAACAAATTAGCAATCTCATTAGCAAGAATACGAATAACCTTAACAAAGGCAATTACATACGGTAACACTGCGTTCAACATAGGAATAAAGATATTGCCTATTGCACGAGCCGCCTGTTCCAACTGTGCTTTCAATATTCTCAACTGATTGGCAGGACTTTCGAGAGTACGAGCCATATCGCCGTGTGTCTGCGTAACCTGAGTCATTATCGCATAATATCTGAGTTCCGCTTTTTCAGCCTGTGTCATACTCGACACCGCCTTATCAATACCCAAACTCAATGCCGTTGCTTCCAACTTTGCTTGAGAGAGGTCGTAACCCAATCTACGGAGCGGCTCAAGTTCGCCGGAGATACCTGACTGCAATTTCTGCATCGTTTCCTCGACACCCATATTGTAGAACGAGGAAAGATCGTAACCCAACTGAGTCAGATTTTGGCTCATAGTGGCGGCTCTGTCACTCGCCACTCCAAAGCCTGATGCAAGGGTCATAAACACACCTTGATTTCGCATCCACTCGGACGGGTCTATACCCATAATCTCAGAAACCTGTTCCGCATAAGTTCTCGCTGACTCAGCGTACTTGCCCATAGCAACGGTAAAGAGGTTTACATTCTCGATATACTCATTACTACTCTTAATGCACGATGCAATTTTCGTTGCGATCGTTCTAACCGCCGTGACAGCCATCTTGATCTTTGCGTAGAAGTTTACATACGAGCCTGATGCTTTATTGTTAGATGCCGTAAGACTGTTCGTGTTTGCGATCAGCCTTTGGATCTTTGCCGGGAAAGCAGAAAATCCATTGGCTACCTTTTGCATCTCATCCCCCAAAGGCTTGAGAGCAATCGCCAACTTTTGAATTTTATCGGTAAGTACCGATATTGTACTATCGTCCAAAGCGTTCAACGCTTCAGGCAATTTTTTCAAATTGTTTACATACGATGCCAAATTTGATTTTGGCAAATTCGACAGAGGAGAAAGTGCATCAACAAGGCTGTCTAATTTTTCTTTTCCACTTGTAAAATCTGCGTTGCTCAAGGCGGTAGACATCGCAGTAATTTGTGTAGCAACGGTCGAGGATATTTTCGTACCACCGAGTAACTGAATGGCTTTCGCCAATCCTGTCACATTGCCCACATTAGTCCCATTTATGCCGTTGGTAGCATCACTAATCTTTTTGATTTGATTTGCCACAGCACCAAGACCTAAGCCGCCTTTTGTGGCGGTTTTTAACTTTTCAAGAGATGCAGTCAGGGCATCCAAGCCGCTTTCCGCACTCTGAGAACTCGATAATACCTCAAGTTCCAAAGACTCGATTGTAGTGGACATTGCACTCACCTCCTATCACTACTTACTCCTGAGCCGTATTCCCAAACTTACTGTTATTGAGTTTCATAAAGGCTTCCATCATCCGCTTGCCCTTTTCGGACACCGCCTTTTCCTTAGCCGCCGCATCGCTGACACGCTGTTTTGCGGTAAGAGGATAGGGCTTTTCAGTGAACGGATGAGGTTTCGTACCCTTTTTAGCAAAGGCTCTGAGTATGGGGGAAGCATCGCAGATCGCTTCATACACATACATACCCTGTAGCCACAACTGCTGATTGAGTCGCTCCAATTTCAACTCATCGGCTTGTCGGTAATATTTAGCCAAAGCAGGATCACCATCCCAATACTGTTCAGGTGTCATACCGATCGCTAAGTAGTAAGGAAACTGCTCGTAAAATCTTTCCGTGTAAGTGATAGAGGGGAGCGAACTATCACGCTCGCTCCCCTCAGGGGCAGACAGCGAGCCACTTACCAACTTGCCGTCCAATCCAAGTTTCCCTCGGCTTCCTCAGGCTCGTCAATGAGGGTCATAATCGGCTCATTGTACATCTCTGCCAACTTGCCGATCAGGTCAGACTTATTGGTCATCTTAGAGAAAATCTCATCGATAACCTCCTGCTTGACGAAGCGATGGTTAGCAAGGAAAGCACCTGCAAAGAGTGCCGGGAGAGTGGTCATAGGCTTATCCTTGATGTCGGATGCCACGAAACCGCTCTTTTCCATAGTTTCAACACTCTTGCGAGTGTATTCAAGACAATACTGCTTGTCCTGATAAGTAAATCTCAACTGTTTGCTCATAGAATTTTACCTCCGAAAATTATTCGCCAAGAGTGATAGCGGTGGAGGGAGCGATAGAGATGATCGCTTCCTTAACCTCGTTGACACCCTTGCCAACGACTCTGATGCTGATGTAGCCCTTGAAATTGAACTTGCCCTCATCGCCTGTGGGGGTAGCAACTCCGTTGGCTTCCGTGCCGCCAAACCAAACACCGAAATCGGTTTCCGTGCCTTTCATAGCGGCGATCTGCTGATAGGTTGCGAGATCGTAATTGATGGTGAACTCAAGAGCATCCTGACTCTGAATACCCTCAATGTAGGTCTGCATAGGGTCGGAGAGAGTGGTGGTTTCGAGCATCTCAGGAGAGCCGCCGAGATCAGGGAAATCCTTGATGTCCACCAACTTCTCATACGCTTCTGCCTTTTTGGTCATCAAAAAGGTCTTGTAACTCGAAGTAGCCATAGTGTATTACCTCCTATATACGGATTTATTTTTTGAAATTACGGCACTGTACCTACCGACCATTCTGTAGATTGTCGCATCATCCAAATTGGGGATAGGTTGGAGCATTGTACGAGCAAACCCAAGTGCCAACATCCGCTCGTCAATGAGTGCGGCGATTGCCTTACACTCCGATTTCTTGCCAACGCTCTTATTGGAGTAGATATTCACCTCGTACATCACGGAAGCGTGGTTTTCCGAACTACCGCTATCCTCCGTAGCCTGATACGATTGATTGTCCATCTCCACGAGCGATACACAAGGGAATTTCGGAGGTGTTTTGACATATTCGCCCACCATATAGATGCCGGGATAAGCGGCTCTCACTACCGATGCAACGGTATTGAAAACCTCATTTTCAATGTCAATCATCCGAACACCTCCTTTGCGATCTCAATCGCTTTACGCATTACTTCCTGTGCCGCATTGTATAACGGCATTGATGCCGGAGTACCACGAGTGATAACGAGATCACCGTTCTCATCGTAGTAGCCCCACGCTTGTTTCTTACCGTACCCCTTACCGTAACTACCGATCGTGAAGCCGAGATCATTACCATAAGGGTTAGGAGAACTGCCAACCGAGCCATTGTGATAAACACCTGCACCGAACTCGCACCAAACGGCATCCTCGCCCTCTGCTACGACTACGGAGATGCTACCACGCTCGCTCACCGTGACTGCCACATCAGGTCTGCGAGGGCTTCCGTGTATCACATCGTCTACAACCGCATTGCCGAAATTCAGTGATGCTTGCACCGCTAACTCCTCAGCAATTCTTTTTCGGTAGGTATCGACTTTGTTTCGGAAATCCTGCTTGAACTTATTGACCTCACGAATAGCCCTGTTGATGTCTGTAACACCAAGACCAAACCTGATTGTTTTCTTACTCATCGTACTGCCACCTTACTGATCGCAATGGACACTCCGTTGAGGGAGCGAGCGACCTTTTTCACAATGTAATCGTGAGGGGTCTTGACCTCTCCTTTTTCATCGAGAGCAAGGTGACCATCCTCGGTGAGTTCCGGCACAGTGTCAACCCACAAGATCGAGTATTCATCGATCGGAGTAGAGGGATTGTCTAAAACAATCACCTTGTCGTAGGTTTCACTGTCACCGAACTGTCGGCTCTGTATCTCACCTTGAGCGGCAGAAACATTACCGAGCGTTTTCACAGGATCTGCGTAAGAAATATCGTATTGACCTGTTGCATTGCCGTACTCATCCGTGAGTTCGGTTTGACAATCATACAGTGCATAGTAGAAATAAGATTTGTTTCTGACCATACAACGCATAACGATCACCTCTCAAAGCAAGCCGCAATGCGGTATTACATCGACCAACATAGACTCAGGTACATCAGCGTTCTCGTACATACGACTGATGCCGTTCTCGGAGTGAGAGATTTCTCCCTCAGCACCTCGCTTATTGAGCAGGTAGGCGGCGATTTCGCACTGCACTACGCTGTATCTGCGAGGTACTTCCTTGACGGTATCGTCATAGGGATAAGCACGATTGAGGATCTTTTGACCTGCGATGGTAAGGTATGATTTCAGAACATCGTCTGACCAACCCTCCTTGTCGGCAGGTTGCTCGACCATCGCCCGGCAAAGGGCTAACTTATCTGCTTCTGTCATTGGTCATACCTCCGTCCGATGCCTTAGGCAGAAATAACGATCTTTACTGCCTTAGTTTCATCGGTGAGGGCGGCAAGGTAATACTTGCGAGTAAAGATGGAACTCTGACGGATGTTAGCGGCATTTTCAGAACGGTTGTTCTGAGTGATCTGCTCGACCTCAACACCCTTTTTGTTGAACAGAGTGACAGCATCCTTAGTACCGATGATGACAGTACCGGGGGTAGCATCTTTCTTAGTGTAAAGGTTTACACCGCCGACAGTGCCGACATAGCCCTGACGAGCAAATGCTTCCACATACTTAAGATCCTCCTTGAGTGCCTTGCGGACACCTGCCATATCAGCAGGGCAGACGAAACCGAAAATGTTGACACCCTCAATATTTTCGATATTCAGAACAGCCACCGCATCCACGAAAGCACCGAAATCAAACGCAGAAGCAGGAACTTCCTGAGAAGTCTTGGCAAACTCTGCAAAGATGTCAGCGTTGACGGTGTTGAACATATCCGTACCTGCGTGCTTCATACCAACAGGTACGAGCATAGGATCGGTCATAGCCTGCTCATCGAAGTAGTCAAATCTGTTCTGAGCGAGCAGGATCTTGTACTCTGCCTCAGTGTAGGAAACCTCGATAGCCTTGCTGTTACCCTCGCCCATAGCGAGTTTTTCAGTACCGTTAGTAGCACGGTACACATTGATCTTGCGGATCATACCGGGAGTACCTGCGAGGGTATTGTCTACGGTACAGAACTGCTGAAGATCAAGATGGGAATTGAACTGATCCTCAACCTCGTTGGAGAGGAAGAAGTTTTCATAAATCTTATGTGCCATTATTCGTTACCTCCGTAAAGATTTTTGTATTCCTCAGGATGTTGTACAGAAAAATCGTATCTTTCCTGCGGAGTCATAGCCCTGAGTTTCTCCTTAGTGATCGTATCAGTGGACTTTCCACCGACAGGTTTGGGGGTATCTTTCAGAACTTCCTCACGGACTTTCTTTTCTACCGAGTCGAGGTGTTTCTTTTGGGCGGCAAATACCTTTTCGGTATCGCCATCTGCCATTGCTTCCGCAACTTCTCCGGCAAGAGCATCCTCATAACCAAGAGCCAACAGGCGAGCCTTGTTCTCAGAGATCGTCACTTTTCTCAAGAGTGCATCGTAGTCACTCTGCAACTTCTCTTGCTTCTCAGCATCCTCCTTAGCCTTGCGTTCATCCTCGGACATCTTTTCACGCAACTGCTTTTTATAGTCAGCCGCTTCCGAGTTGCTCTTAGACAGAGCCGCTTTCAGCCTTTCAATTTCCGCAGAATTATCTGTCGGCAGGTCGATACCTGCAAGAGCGGCTTCAATGTCCTCGACCGACATA